GGCTTGCGGAGGCTTTGCTTAAGATTGCAGAAGGATCTTCTTGTTGTGCATGTCGCGGCAGCGTAGAGTTGGTATCAATAGCCGATAAAGCCCTTGCCGCCGTGAAAGGAGGAAGCGATGAGTGACACACCGAGAACAGATGCAGCGTGCCATGCGACCTACGCTCAAGGAGTTGCTTACATCCCGCTTGTCGGATTCATGGAGCAACTGGAACGCGAGCTAAACACTGCAATCCGTGAACGAGACAATGCGCTCAAGATTTGGCGAATGTCCTCCGTGTGCCGGAATCTTGCATATCAGCGAGACAGGCTGGTGTCCGCGCTACAAAGCGTGATGGACTATCGTCAAGGCACCCCCCCATACGATTTCCACCAATACAGAGAAGCAGAACGGGACAACATGGCGCACGATGCGTGGCAGGTCGTGGAACAGAACTGCTTGAGCCTATTGTCCGAAACGTCCGATAGATCAGACGCAAACGCGATTAACGACTAGTTTATCGTACACTGTGGCCAAACGCAGACAAGTAAAACATGAACCCGAACGCCGACATGAGAACGACAAAAAGTGAATATGTTCGGCAATGCTTGATGTGTGTGAACTTTGAAAAGCGAACTGACACACAAGGCAGTCGTGGGTGGTGTAAGAAGAATTCTTTCAACACAGAGCCAGACAACCTTTGCAGGTGCTACGACTGGAGCCGAACGCCGACAAGTGAACCGATGCAGTCAAACGATGACAACTAAACCTACAAGGAAAAAGAACGAATACCCAGCATGGGTCTGCGCAGACTGCGGCGATAAATACGGTCGCAGAGAGTGCGGCATCGCAACGTGGCATCCAGATACCTGCGGGATCTGCGGACAAGAAGCTCTTTGCACTGAGCCTAGGGATTTTGGCCACCTCAGGGACGAATACAAAAACCACAAGAAGTGATGAGAACGAAAAAACAGGACGAAGAGTGTCCATATCCGCCGAGTTCAACACCGATTACCGATGAGGCCCACGCCCGCTGGGCCCAAGGCAAGGTCAGCTGGATCGACGAGATGGCCAGACTGGAACTCGAATCGCTAGAGCAGGCGCGGCTATTAGGTATGTCCGCCGAACGTGAGTGCGCGCTACGCGGAGAACTCGAACGGTGGCGCAACTGCGCTCGACAACTCGCTGCGTTAGGCATGAGTAAAGATTTCCACACTAGCGGAGAATGGAACAAAGCAATGGATTTTTATCGTAAATTGCAATCTGGGTGCGATCAAGTTCAGAATAAACAAGATCCATTTGAATCACCAGACCACGACAACGATGATTACACGTACGCAGAAACATACAACCCACAATAAACAAGATGAAACCTAGAACATACAAGATACTGACAGATGCCATAGAAGATGGAATACGTTTTGGCTGGAACCGAGCGCACAAACACACCGATCAACCGGATCGAGAAACCATCTTTGTCGAAATGCACAATGCAATCATGCTGGCTATCGACGAGAATTTTAGCTTTGAGGATGACATCCCAAGGCTTGATTGATAAACATTAAGTTGCAAAAAACGAAACCAAATGAACAGCCAAGAACTAATTGATAATGTACGTCAGTGGGGGATAGACCGAGGAATCACAGGCCCACAAGGGCAAGGAACTCTCATCTCCCAGCTAGACAAAGCCTACGAGGAATACGTTGAGACACTAACGGCGGCCCACAACAAGGATCGCTACGAGACCATTGACGGCATCGGAGACATGACGGTGTGTCTAATCCTCGCAGCGGAACTTGCAGGAACAACTTTCGAGGAATGCCTTGAAGCGGCATGGATGCAAATCCGTGATCGCAAGGGCAAAATGGTAGACGGGAAGTTTGTGAAAGAAAAACCAACCAATACAAAACAATGAATACACAAAGTGCAAACAAGAAACTCCGCCAATGGGTATTGAGCGGGAAGGCAATCACTCCAATCCAAGCCCTTGAGAAGTGGGGCATTTTCCGACTTGGGGCAAGAATCCTTGAACTGCGTCAGGAAGGTCACAATATCGTGACAACCATGATGGAGAAGAATGGCAAGCGATTCGCCAAATACCAACTAGCATGAAGCCACGAAGGGACAACTGGTGCGGCGACAACCTTGCCGAGTAAGCCGAGGATGACGATGATGAAACCCAGCACTTCAACTGGAAGAATAATCCTATCCGAGCCTTATTCGACAACCCGTCCCAACGCTCGCACCAGTCGTCCCTAGACTACGATAACGAATTAAACTACTATTTGCCCCGCTATGGAAAAGAGATTTAAGAAAGTAGTAGTCAACCCAAAGACGGGCAGGAAGAACACCATCCGCTATGGTCAAGCAGGCCCAGCCAAGGACGGTGGGGATCGCATTAGACCCGGCACGTCCAAGGGCGATGCCTATTGTGCTCGTTCCGCCAAGATTAAAGGTGACTGGAAAAGCGACCCGAATAGTCCCAACAACCTATCCCGCCGCAAGTGGAAATGCCGTGGGAGCAAATCAATGAAATAATGAGTGCTGGTAAAGGTGACGCACCGAGGCCCGTAGACATGAAAATCTATGGGGATAACTATGACCGAATCTTCAGAAAAACCGATAGATCAAAAAACGTACCGATTCCGCTGGAGGAAGAAAGCAAAACCGGAGGAACAACAGACAGTCAAAAGGACTGTCAGTCTAACGCCGGAAACGCACCAGAGGATTCTTAACTACGCTCGTCGCTCCAAGATCGGGTTCTCCAAGGCAGTAGAGAAACTGCTCGACACCGAGGAGTCCCGTGCTATGGAACCGCTAGTCACCATTGACTGGGACAAGGTGCGCAGGATGAAACTTGGCAACCACTACATGAGCATCGACCTGTTCCGTAATGGGAGCCGCAGAAGATACAAACGAAAATAAATCACCGAAAATGAGAGGATTCCCTTCACGCTACAAGAATGCCCCGGAATGTGTCGGAGACGGCTGGTGGGGACACTACAAGGCTGCAATCCCTATCGTCGATTCTGGGGGCATTGTGGTGCTTTACGGCGGACATGGTACAGGCAAGACCCGCATGGCCCAGAAACTAGCCTCCGCTGCCAAGCCTCCAAACCGCTCCTACAAGGTTTTCGGGGTCTCCAAGGATGTCTATCCGGTCTACACCACGGCAGTCAATCTGTTCATGCAGATCCGAGACACCTACCGGCGGGACTCCGAGATGTCCGAGAAGCAACTTCTGGACTCCTACTGCGAGGCGTCGGTGCTGGTTATCGACGAGATCCAAGAGCGGGGCGAGACCCAGTTTGAGGACAGGAAGTTGACCCAGATCGTGGATGCCAGATACCAGCATGAAAAACCCACTATCCTGATCTCTAACTACAACCGGGAGCAGTTCGCCAAAGCATTGTCCCCGGCTATCCTAGACCGAATCAGAGAGAATGGCATCGGATTGCACTTTGATTGGCCATCCTATCGTAGGTGACACTTCCGCGATTCCCGTTTGGGAACTGGCAATTCCCGCCAAACTACTAAATTAGCACAGGTTAGTAGTTGGCTAGTCCCGAGCAGCGAGGATCAACCCCACGTTAGCCAAGGCATATGCCGTCCAAGTCAGCGCCCAGGGCCAGTCGCCTTTGACTCCATAGGACAAGCCGACCCACGCGTAAAGCACAGTGACGATTCCGACGATGTGGGATTCGTTGAGGATCACTTTTGTGAGGGACCTTGGACAAGCTTGGCATACCACCAATCGGAGATGCCTTGGGCGATAGCGTCTGCGATCTCCAAACTTTGTGTCTTGGCGGCCACCCAGTCCTTCTTATTCGTTCCAAAGAATGGTTCAGCAATGACAGCTGGACACGGCATCTTGCGAAGGAACGTGCCACCACGCTCGGATGACTTGATTGGCTTGATGCCGCGCCGCTTGATCGAGGGAACTTTCCCAAGGAATCGCTCCTCAATCTTGCAGGCTAGTGCCATGCCATCTTTGCTGGTGTGCCAATAAAGCCACTCATGCCCATTGGCTGTTGCTCCAGCAGCATTAAAGTGCAGTTCCACGGCTGCATCTGCCTTCCATGTCTTGAGTAATCCAGCAAGCCAAGCCATAGCGGTAGCATATCCACCACCATCGTAAATCTTAATCACCTTGGCATTGAAGTTTTTCGCCTCCAAATGTTCAGCGATCATGTCCGCCAGCACGTTATTGTAATACCACTCATTCGTCCCATCCACGGACAAGGCTCCACCTTCGTGGCGGTTCTTCACTAACCTGCTGTGGCCCACGCAAATAGCAATGTTTCCACGTTTAGTTGGTGCAGTTGCGAATTGTAGATACGATGATATTTTCTTGATTATGTTCTTCATGTTAGTATTGGTTTATGGCTTGCTGTAGACGTTGGATATTTTTCCATTAAGACAAATCTTGCGACTTTTTAGCTCTCCCAATTCGATTAGCCTCCTCAAATGTGAGGCTGCCGTATTTTCTGGTAGCTTGCGCCCATCCTTGGAGGCTTCTTGGATAAACTCTTTAAGCGTAAACTCATCCTCCCGCTGCACGTTATCGTTGAGCGACTCGAGCGCGGTAAGAATTGCCGATTTGTTTCCGATTTTTTTCATGGTGTTTTTGTTGGTTAGTTAGTCTGCGGTGTAAACTCTGCGATGCACAAGCGGAAGTTCCCCCTTCTCAACCTGCCTCATGTCGAGGATGACAACCGAAGGTTGTGGAACCGCGTCTGGCACGACACGGTAGCCGTAGCGGGTGAGACCCTGCCATGCGCCGGTGATGACGCTGATCTGGTTGCCATCGTCCCAGATTCCGTGCCTATGGCGATGCGCCCTGCACATGACCTTCGGGACTGCTTTGCCAGCCCTCGCCCGGCTGTGAGTCATATTTCCTAGCATGATGCTATGAGCAGATGCCTCAAGGTAGCTGCGAGCTGTGGCCGAGATATGGTGCGCAAAATTCATGAGCGTGCCGTTCACCTCAAGATCCAGCGTGTCCCATGCGTTTTGCCCGGTAGCAGGGTTCTTGGTGGCACCTAGCGCACGCCCGATGCGGATCTCGTCATTGCGGCTGTGGGCCTCTGTCCCCTTGATGATGTGCAGCTTGTGGCAGGTCTCCGCAAGAAACCCAAGCACTTGTCTCACGGCGTCCGTCTGGTCGCCGGGATCTGGTGTCATTACTTGCAGCGTCTTGTGGTGGATGCCGTCCACGAGGTCGCCATTGACGACCAGATCGAACTGATCCTTACCGATGACCTTTTGCGCCCAGACCAGCATATCCTCCCAGCACTCCCACAACCACTTCTGGAACTCGTTTTGCCCAACAGGATTGCCTTCGTTGGAAACAAAGTCTTTTGGCCATAGCCCGACAGTACTGCCAACGTGGAGGTCGCTCATGAGCATCACGAGCTTTGATGTAGTTTTCATGGATTTAGTTTGTTTTCAAGTTTCTCCCACGCTGGGAAGAAAATATTGTCGATAGCACGGACGATGCTTTCCTCGTCAAAACGATCAGCGAATGAACAACCGCTGACAGCAAGAGCAGCATGAATAACCTCATGCCTCAATGTATCTTTGAGAATCTTAGGATTGGCAAGGCATTTCTTTGACAACAGGATTTGCCTGTCATCAAACAGCATTTGACCCCAATCATCGTTCTCAAGATCACGAAATAGGATCTTAAACTTCTGACCTCCTATGCTGACAGATCTCGGTGTTTTCTGTCTCATTGATCTCCTATGATAATAGCTCGTCGATAGGCGTAGTGAGAGAAGAACTTCTGACCATCCCCATCCACATACCCTTCCTTGAAATGGTAACGAACGCTAGGAAGGAGGGTCACCGTCACAGGGTTGCGTAGTGCTGCCTCGTTTTCTCTTGAGACGCTTCGCCAGTCGCTCCAGCCGCAACTGGGCAATAGGGCTGCCATCAGCAGCAAGGCGGTCAATCTCGTCCTCAAGGTGGTCGAGTTCTTTTTCACGCTGCCAATCAACCCATTTCACATAGGCTTGGCAAGCAGAAATTATTGCTAGGACAAAATTCACTGGGCATCAGCAGCTTTCAGCAGCCCGATGCCAGCTGTGATTGCGGTAATGGTGGCCCCAAAATCCACATTTTGCCCATTCAGTAGGGCAACTGCGGTATTTACGACTGCCGCCAAAATCGTCAAAACACCCAATGCTGTAGTTTTCATTATGTTAATTTATTTTGTTTTTTTGTTTTTTGCTTTTCCCAGACTGAAGAAGGTTCCTCAATGAGATCAATGCAACAATCAAAAGCACGATGGCCGTAGAAAGCCTAACCCATGCCTCGATAGCTTCCACAAATGTCACCATAAACCCAGTTGCGGATGCTACCACACCAGTGATGCCGTTGGCAATAGTGTGACTTTGGCTATCTACAATGCCCCTCATGGCGTGTCAGGATCAATAATGTCTTGGGGATTAACGTCAACCCTAGCATCCAATCCGCCAAGGTCATCAATGATTTGGAAAAACTCTGGGAAATCAACCGGCCTCAATGGAGGATTACCAATCAGCGGGGTATTCATGATGTCATCGTCGCATGGAACAAAGGAGAGTCCAGCATGGTATCCAGTAAAGATGTGGTAATCCCCCGGCAACCAGAAAACAGGCAGCCCACGGGATGTTTGCGCCAAGGCCACCGCATCATTTGCGGCTTGTGCTTGTTCTTTGTTTACAGCAAATCCGATCATGGCAGTGTGAGTCCAGAACACGCCTCCCACATTGTCTTTAGGGCAGCCGTGTATTGGTCGGCTTGGGTTGTTGTCATGGCTAACCCAGCATGGGCAGCACCAATCTGTGATGTGGAATAGCCAGAGATTGAGCCTCCGTTATTTACAGCCATTAAATTTATGGCAACAGTAGGGAATCCTCCAGTCGAAGACGCTGTACTTGTCCCAAGTGATGAAACGCCAGATGTTTTTCTTTTTCTGAAAAATCTTGAGTTTGATGCTGTTTCAGAAACAACATAGATGCCAAGTCCATCTTGTGATGTAGAGTTAATGTCAACGCCAATTCCACCACCAACAGTCATTGGACTAGAAGTGTAAATAAGCGAAATTCTAATCAGTTTTTTGCTGGTTTGCGTAACACCAATTGGAACATTGAAAGATCCAGAAGATTGTGGCGAGTAAATTAAACAAGAAACAGAAGCATTGCCGTCAGCCAAACCAATGGTGTCTGGGCTTGCATCCATTGCAAGCCTACCAGTTGAACCATTCCCTTGAATGTAACCAGTTGCATGCGTAACTGTGCCGCTAAATGTTCCACTATTTGTGGTGATTAGATCAATCGCATTTGCAGCAGCCACCCCCCAAACAGGAAGATAAAGCCTCTTCAATTGATCGTACCAGCCTTCGTCCTTTCCAGTCTCATAGAAAGTGCTGATTGATTTCTTTTGCGCTCCACTAACTGTAGCGCCAGCAGCTACAATATCGTCGATGTACGCCTGTGCGTCAGGGTCTAATGCAGTCGGCATAAACCCACCAATTCGATTTGCCAGTGCGTAAAACATCAGTAGCGAAGTTGCATGTTAGAGTTTGTCATGATGCGCTGCGACACAATTGTTTGTGTGTGCTGCTCGTCCAACTTCATAAGCTCATCTTGAAGAATTAAGTCAGCTTCCTGCTCGGCAAGTGCTGCCTTTTCTTGCTGACCTTCAGCCCGAAGGTAATCCGCGTATGTTCCGTGAGCAAGATACTCAAACCACTCATCCGGGACTGTGGTCGTGGAACCGCTCGTCCCATCCCCATAGGTATCGGAGAATTGCTTTTTGTATGTCACCCAAGCAGCCGTGGGAGCGAGGGTTCCTGCAATAATGGTTGCCCCTGCACCAGTCACCATAAAGTCAAACTCCTGCACTGAAGCAGTTTGATATGGCTGCTGTTTATGGATACGCAGAAATGTGTCAATCGAGTCTTTTCCGGACTCGGTGAATCCAATCAAGTTTGATGACACGGTGCGCTCCTCGCCAACCTTAAGAAATCTTGTCCAATAGTTGGACGCTCGGTAGGCCCGCTTGGCCCGACGATTTACCATCGCCTTAATGCGTGGCAATTCACGAGATGCGAACACGACACCACAAAGTGCCTCAATAAGTGGCAAAAGATCAGTGGTGTAATTCTTGGTCTGCATGGATCACATCTTGTGGACGGCCATTGTAGGCTCTAATCGCTGAAAGTCACGAACAAATTCCCTATCCTCCCAGCACTCATGCCCATATTTATGTACCATCTGAAGGTACTCCCGCTGCGGTATCTCCGCAAGGTGTCTCCAGTTCTTCTTGGGAGCGTATTTCCGCGCCTCTTTAGCGATAGAAGCAGCATCCGCCTCGCGGTATTGCTGTAGAGAATCAAGAAACTGCCGTCCCGTGCATAGTTCACGGATGACAGCAGCAGTCATCGCCTCTTCTGAAGGCTTAAGCAACATGGTGTTTATGCAAATATGGGTAGGGGAGGTTAGAACTCCCCCACCCAATATTAGGATTAGGCGTATTGCGACAGGTTAACGATACCAATACCAAACACAACTTCACCAGCAGTAATGTTGGCGATGTTAGCATCGGTAACAGTAAGGTTAATCGCGGTAGCAGTACTGACGGCACGCGCAGGAAGAAGACCAGCTTCAAACGTGGTGGTTCCAGCAGCTTGGGTGAAGTCCACACCAGTATTGCTGGTTGGAACTCCAACAGTCATTGCGTCCACATCAAGGTCTTTGATGAATGCTTCGGCTTCAGCCGCAACACCAACGTCAAACACCAGTGTGGTTGTGCCAGCAATATCAACCGTGTTGGTCACGGAAACAATCGACACAGCACCACCGGCAGGAATGGTGGCCAATTTCTTGGTTCCACCATTACCGATTGTCTTGAGATCCTCCCAAGTAAGTTTCACAAAGTCGGTGTAAACACCGCGTTCGTTATTAGACAGTTTCATTATTTATTCTATTTCTACTTGTTAGGATTAGTATGCAATCTTGCCGTGTGCTTGCGGAGTGCGGCAGACGAGCGTACCCGCCATGTCCACATAACCACGCTCACCACCACCTTGGTTCTCAAGGCGAGTGGAACCCAGCGGGATAAGTGTCGCGAAACCGAGATACTTGGGATCGAGGACATAACCCACATTCGTCGTAGCAGTCGGCATACAGGCAGGGTTGCCGTTCACGATGCGGACCAGACCGAAGTCACTGTCGAAGAGGCTCACCGAAAGGGTGATCTTCTTGGAGGTGGCATCTTGGTTCACATTGTAGATGTTTTCATTGCTTGCTCCACCGTCATTACGGGTGAAGTTGGCAACAACCTTGCGAAGCGCAACGTTGGCAACAAGCGTAAGGTTGCCGATCTCGCCGGTCTGGGCGAAGATGGAACCAAGAACATCGTTAAAGCCAGATTCCGTGAGCGTTGCGGACACAATCGAACCTGATGGCGTGCGGAAGGCAGCCGGAACATCCGACGGGCCAGCGGAGTCGAGCCAGTCACCAAGTCCGCGAAGGGCGTACGGAGTGCCAGCACCATCTTCAACCGAGCGGTCGTTGTTGGAGCAGATAGCAGCTTCCGCGTCACGCTTGATTTCACGCATACACTTGGCTTCAGCTTGAGCCACGTTTGCAGGGCCAACACTGGTAACAGCGTTCTGGAGGTTCGACACCAGATAGTCACGGCGGAAGATCTGGGTGTAGTTTCCAAGGCGCGCACGGCCAGAGAACTTGTCGTCAAACGAGGTGATGTCCGAACCTTCTGCGATACCAGAAGTACTGGGGGACGCAAGGCTATCCACAACCCACTCATGGAAGGTCGAGGTGGCCTTACCCTTGGCGCAGAGCGAAAGGATTGGGGTTTCTTCAGGAGCGAGAATCGTCAAGACATCGCTAAGATCCTCCCGGTTGCCGATGGCTGGGCCAACCCCAGTCTTCGCGGCGGGAGCCGACGGTTGATATGTAGTGCTAATAGGCATTGTTTTATCTTTCTATGTTGTTATTTGAATTGTGCAATTCGGGCGGCAACAAAATCTTCCACACTACCTGTTTGTTCAAAACGAGAGTAGGCTTCTTTAGCCTTAACCTTGACATTCTTCCCAGATCTTGCAGCACCAGCCCCATTGGGTGAAGAGGGCGGACTCGCCTTCAACTTCGATCCCATGCCAGTCTCAAGTTTGGATTTCCTGCCAAAGATAGACTTTGCAGCGTGAGCAAGAATATACTCAATCTGCATCCCAAGCTCGGGGATTTCTTTTCTCAATCTGCCAACCAACGGATCAGACAACATATTCTGGAAGTTCTTTCCAACATCGGATTCTGCATCCTCGATCTCTGGAACCTCCTTGCGAGCCGCTGTATTGTATTGTTCCGTAAGACTTGCGATCTGTTGGCTCTTTACAATCTCTTGATGCTGGGCTGGCAAGAACTTCGTAATTGCATCCCTTGCATTGCGATTCGCTTTGCGAACTTGTCTCTTGGTGAACTCGGAGTTTCCAACCACGATGATGTCATCGAGGCCATAATCTTCATGCTCCTCAAGAATGCGATCCGTTGTTTCAAGTGTCTCCTCAAGCTCCCTGTACTTGGCTTGCAACCCCTCAACGGAGTCGATGTCGCCAAATGGATTGGATTCCTTGGGGATCTCCCGAACTGTCTTCTCAGTAATCGTGCTAACCTTCTCTTCAAGGGCTTTATTCTTCGCGGTCAGTTCCCCGATCCGCTCAAGAAGTCGGCTCTTGCCTTTCTTGGCTAACTCTTTGATTTGCTCTGGAGACAGACTCAACAGATCTATGTCTGATTGAGACTCTTCCTCACCTTCCTCCTCAGACTCCTCGTCAACTTCTTCAGTAGTCTCTTCTTCGGATTCAACCTCCTCAGCTTCCTCTACCTCATTAGTCTCCTCGGCCTCTTCTGGCTCTGGTTCTGGTTGTCCCTGCGATGCTTGGATTCGTTGAGACATAAGCTCCTCGAAACTCAAGTTTTCTCCACTGGTTTTATCGTCTCCAGCGTCTGACGGATTTTGTGCTGTCATGTCTATTTACACCAGTTAACGCCCGGCGGTGGCGAGTTCGTGGTGAGACAAACACAAAACCAATAATATGTCAACACCCCCAGAAATGAGCAGGGCCGGGAGTTATTAAACCCCCGACCCGCCCAACTAACCAATGAAGCGGGAACACCGAGAAACCCGCCGAGCCGATATGAAACTCAAATTATGGCAAATGTCAAGATAGTAATTGCAGCATCTCGTCCAAAGTGGCAATGCTACCGGCTACCTTCATGACCTCTTGCTCGGTGCTACATTGGCGCAAATCACCAAAGAATCGCTCGCGCTCATCCCGCAGGAATTGCAGGATTGCCTTGTATTCGTCCCGGTCTCGCAGCCCTTCGACTGCTTGCTGGATGTTTGGTTTCGGTATTTCCATTGATTTATTGGTTAGATTTTTCCCTTTTCCATAGCGCGGATCTTGCGTTCTTGTCGCAGCATTTCCTTAGTTGGCTTGCATCCAGACCCTTTGTTGGCTCGGATATTGTCCCATAGTCCGCGCTCGGAGTAGGAACCATCCTTGCGCTTAATCATGTTTTTCCCCTTTTTCATGTCACTTCAGCTTTGATGAGATTCTCCGCACTTTGGATACTTTGGCGACCTTGCCATCTTTGCGCTTCTTGTTCTCCTCGCGCATCTTGCGCTTGAACCTTTCGTGGGGTAGTTCGCCTTTCATTGCTGCATTCCTTGTGTTGTTGCCCCGCCCATTTGTGCTGGCTGGGTTCCAATTCTTCCGATTTCAGCATTTTGCATCTGCTGAAGCATAAACTGGTATTGCCCTGCGTATTTCTGAAGACGCTCACCAAACGCTTGATCCTGTTGCGCCCTAGCCGCGACATCCGGCTGCTGTAGGTAGGCTTGGACAAGCTGTAGGGCAACCTGTGCGCCATTGGGGCGGGCTGGGACTTCGATGCCAGAGTAGATCTTGGCAAGGTCGTCGGTCACATCCTTCATCAGCTTCTCTTGAGCTTCTTCCGCAGGCTGCATAACGTAATCAGCAAAGATTGGATTGATGCTCGCAGCCGTGAACTCAAGAAGCTTATTGATGTCAATGCGACCATTGCGATCAAACTGGATCAACGAGATCATGTTCTTCAACTGGGTTTCCGCAGTCTCTGGGTCTGTCTCCTTGGTATCGAACGAAACCACAATGCTGTAATCGTCATCCGCGCTACCCTTGGTCATGATCTGCGGATTAGGGTTTCCGGTCACTTGGAAGAATACTTCATCCGGCCCCATGCGCTGATACAGCTTCCACGCCAACGTCAAAACGTCCCGAACGTGGTCAAGGAACTTGTTTACGATGAACTGCTGGCGGATAGCCGAGAAGGGCGAGCTTGGATCAAGACCAACTGCCCTGTCCGCCTGTTGCACCATCTGTGACTCAATGCGCTCGCTACCGGGGTCAAACGGAGGCACAGGGCCAAACGTGACTTCTCCAAGGCGGCGGTAAGGAACCCTGCGCCCCGGCCCCCAGTCTGACGGCGGGCGGCCTGCTGGGTGCATGATTGGAGGTAGGGTCGCCAAAGATGCACGGTCAATTCGGCTGTCACGCTCGGTCTTGATCTGCATCTGCGGCCCGCGGAGGATGTCGGAGAACGTCATGGTCTCATACATCCGCTTCTGGTCGTTAGATAGGCGTGTCACCACGAATGGGTAATCGTCATATCCATTGAGCAGTTCGTGCTTGGCATAACCCTCGGTCGTAGGATGGAACACTGTGCAGTAAATGCCCTCGCTGCCATCCTCTTCGTCGATGAGTCGTTGGTAGGCGTAAACCACCATCACGAGATCGTTGTCGTCGGTGATTGGCAGCCGGTCGATTGTCTTTTGTTTCTCTCCATCAACGTAGAATGAATCCTTACCTCGCAGTGTAGAGATGGCGTTGTCAACCCACTTCCTATCCCATCCTTCGTTCTCCACCTTTTTCTCAAGTTCCTGCGAGGTAAGGAAGGTTCTCCAGAACACATACGGGCTACGTTGTGGGTCGGAAACGTACGGCGGGAAGATCACTTCACCGTCTGGGGCGCAAGCGTAAACCACTGGGCAGTCCACACTATTGCGTGGCATCGGGATCTCCGAGATTCCAGTCTTGCGTAGTTCCTTGATGGCTTTCTTGGCACGCTTATCAGAAATCGCAGGGAAAGCCTGCTGAAGCGTTGCGAGCACCATCTCGTCATTGTTACCCAAGGCAATCATTTCAGCCAAATCTGGGGCGATCTGGGCGATTTGCTCTAGCGTCACCGCCTGCTTGTAGGTTCGCTTTTCGCGAGTCCACCCAACGTAGGAAATCATAATCCCCTTTTCCAACAGGTAGTTGGCCCCAAGTTCCATTTGGTTCTTGAAGTCAGGGATGTAGGTCTTACGCATCCACTTTAGGAATGCAGATACGATCTGCGCCCTTGGGATACTAGCCATGCTGGTTGGGAACGCCTTGATGTGGCTCCTCTCGAGTGCTTGGTCTAGGATTGAAACGTAAGCATCAATACGTTCGCCAATGACATTCACCTCCATGTCGGAAGCACCCTGCCAAGGGAAAGCGTTCGGCCCTTGCTTCCGCAGGTCATCAGACTTGCCGTCCCAAACATTGCGCCGCTCTTCGTAGGATCGCAGGCAAGCCTCAAAATACTCCTCCAGATCAAGAAGGCAGGTATCGAATGCGTTCTGCAAAGCAGTCACATCCGGTTCGTTGTCCAAGTAAATCATGGACATTTCTTGATCTTCAGTCGGATCGCTCATGGAATGTGTTCAAATTGTTCTATTAAGTCCCGTTGGATTCTACCAACTTTTATGGTTCTGCCAACTAATTTATTAGTGAACTTTGGTGAAATGGCAATTTTAATGAGTTCACCGTTTAGGTCACCAGCCACCCACCTAGGGTTGGGCATTTGACGGATTACCCTAATTTCAAATGTTTCGTTGGTTTTTACTTGTTCTGGCTCGGCTTGTGGTTCCAATTCGGTTTCCACAACCTTCTTCGGTCTTCCTCGTTTTTTTGTACTCATAATTATTCTAATTCCTTAAATTGATCACCCCAACCATTGGGAAACTCAATACCGTTATTTAACCTCAAGTACTTAATTGTTCTTATTGTCATATCTAAATACCCACCACAGCATTTCTTTAGGTTTCCAAGCAACTCTTCTGTTGACTTAAACTCCCACCCCCAAAAAATATCTGGCGAGCCGGGTGGCCTTAAATAACGACCATCTAATGTAAATTCATTGAAGTTGTTGTAAAACGGATTTATGCAAAAAATATGACCAAAGTGGTTCATTGCTTTAACTTGAGCATCGTACCACTCAAATGGGCACTCTCCTTGCTGGAATGTCCATCGTGAATCTGGGTTGTAATCGTCTAGCGTTGTGCTGTTTGAGGATTCCAATATGGATTTGTATCGTTCCTCACTTGGTAACTGGTAAAGTTTACGATACCTTTGTTCATATTCTTCTTCAAGTTCTTTGATTGTTTTCATTTTTCGTTTATTGGTTAGTATCCCCCGCCACCCTGTCTGGTGACTAAAGTTCTTTTGGCATCCACATGGTCGATGTCGGCAATGGATGCGTAGCGTAGCACGTCAATCGGATCTTTCCATGCTTCTTTTAGCCCTGCTTCCCCCGTGTATTCTGACAATGCTTGAATGATGTTCTCGCATTCATCAGTGACATAAAAGTGTGGGCGGTTAATGGAGTCCATCGGCTTGGTGGTGTCCCAAGACATCTTTCCTATTAGGGCTTGTAGACCATCGTCGATGTCTAGTCCCGGAGCAGGAATACACACCATTCCTTGATCGTTCAAGTCCTCAATAATGCTAGATGCCCCGTCTGACGATTGGTATTTGGCAGCACCAAGGCGTGGGTCAATAAGTCGCTCAAAGATCTCCTCGTCTCCTTCCAATTCCTTGATGAGGTCGATGTAGTCCTTGATTCCGAATCCTTGTCCCTTTGCGCCCGGCCCAGGCTGCCACTTCCCAGCCTTCCACTCCGCCCAGTCTCCTACATCCACTCCCGGCCACTCTCGGTAGACGTAAAACGTACCAGACCCATCCACGGCGATCCAACACATGAACCAGTTTTTTGCACCAGCAGGGTCTATAACGTGGTATCTTGTGATTCCCGTTTCGGGAACTTGATCTGACTTGATAACGTTTACCGCCTTATTGAACTTGGGGAACTTGGTGGCATGGGACTTGACTGGCACTCCGTAAGCACGGATTAAGATTTCTTCCCTCGGCCTACCAATTAGGGTCTCACGGATTCGCTCATAGCCTCCGAACGGGTTATCCTTACTGTGGAAGTAATGTACCGAGGCGTTTCGCTTTTTGCTCTTCTGGACATAAGGAACCATCTCATTGTTGAGAAGCTCGGCCTCGCGCACCTCAATGTTTTCAGCCCCGTCTAGGTACTCTTTAATGACCTCTGTGTATCCATCTTTGGGAGTAAATGTTAACAATAACTTGGAGTCACGGGTGGCTAAACGAAACCGCAATGTGTTAATTAACTCTGGGCCAATAAGATATTCGTCTAGCCAAGCTCCAATGTTGTGCCATACTGGAGTTCGGCTACCAAGTTCAGCACCCTCTAGGATTGAAGGGTTATTCTGATACTGGCTATACGTCTTAAAAATAATTTGCGACCCATTTGGGAGGATTAAAGAGTTGTCTGTGAATCCATTCTTCTTGGTGTAACTGATGTATGCATTAGCTGATGTTTGTTTAATCTTGCATTCCGCTGGAAGCCATTTCCAAACTGCGCTTTGCTGTTGCCTAATGCTGGCTTCTTTATCTTGAGCAAAGCACATGACCTCGGACTGTGGGTTATCAATCGCTGCACGAACAACACTGAATGCTCCCCACTGAGTCTTTCCGCTGCGGTTTCCTCCCAAAGCGACAATCTCGTTGACCTCCTTTAGTTGCTCCTCGGCCTTTTGCCAGTGTGGCAAACGAAACCCATACCGATACGGGTCTTTGTCGGCATTCTCAATTGCCTCATGGTAGACCTTATGCAAGGCAACCAGTTCTTCCGGCTCCATTACCGCGATCTCGTCATCAGATGGCGGGGTGAGAATTGGATGTTTTCTCCAGATCATTCGATCACTTCGGCTTCGACTGTGACTTCTTTAGCCTTATTGGCAACCCTCATGCGTGCTTCCTCAATCATCTTGGCCGCGTCATCAATTGATGCCCCGCGCCGATGCTCAATTACTGTGGTAGCCATGCCGGATAGCTGTGATGCCTTGTCCGTCATAATGCCGACTGTAAGGGCAAGTCTGTCTGGCGAGATCATCTTGAGCTGATCTGGGTCATTCGCCAGTTGCTCGGACTTCTGGAACAGCAAATCCGTGTACTCCGCAGCAGCCATAGCGTAGCGAATCGAGAATTGCTTCCTGCGGGTCTCCAATGTGTCCGTGTGTTCCCACTCCAACCTGCGGATGGTCTCATGCCCCAATCCCGTTATGCGGCTAATCTCTGCAATCCTAGCCCCTTGTGCCAGCATCCATAGTGCCTTGGCGGCAACATGGGGTTTGCAGTTCTCAACACATCCCCTAGGGAGGTGCTTCGCCCTCTCGCGGATTTCCTCCATGAACTCCCGCATGGCTTGCGGAGAATCCACTTCGGTCAGTTTTTCTTCGGACATGGTTATTTGGCCTTCACCGACCTTCTTACCTTGGCCTTGCCAGAATGCAACTCTTTTTTGAACTTGTCCTTTTGCTTGGTGGACAACGGAGACACGCTACTTAATAGGTAACGCACCTGCTTTTTAGTAGGGTTCTTGGGCATGTTATTCGGATTTCATTTGTTTTAGCATCTCCTCATCGGATTTCATCCCTTGATTAAGTTCAGAAAGGTATTGAGCAAACTCCTCATCTTCCGCTGCTTGAGTGTAAAGAGACGTAAGCCCACTCCTTGTGGTGAACAAGTTTTTCATCATATTCTTATATGCTTGTTCGGTGGCCTCAACTCCAGAATCTTTTGCAATAAACCGAATAATTCCAGACTTCTCCATAGCCCCGCTGCTCAAGGCCCCAGCCATTAACCAATTCCTAACCGGTTTGGTTAGCCCTTGCGCCATGTAAACGCTAACACCACCAAGACCCATTGTTGCCCTTATGGTTTCATTGTCTTTTTTGGGGATTGGAGTTGTTGACTCCAAAACTCTTGCAAATGACTCTATGTAATCCGCTTGTTCCTTTCCAAGAACAACTTCCAGCTTGCTTCTCAAATCAGATGGTATCCTATCTCCAAAGTCATCCAGCCCATTCACATCCTTTAGAAACTTTTCAGAATCAAAAAATCTAATGTATGGTTTATTTAAAGTAAACCCTGCTGATGGATATTTATTCAACAATGCTCTTGTGAAATCTGCTTTGTAAAGATTTTTGTCTTCTGCATTTAGCGATTTCCACACATCCCTTGTTTGTGTAATTGTCGTGTTTGGGCTCAAGATAAATTGAGAAAGAGAATCTGGATCTACCTTTTCAAAACCAGACTCTTTTGCCAACTTGTAAATTTGGCTGTTAGTTAACTTTTCAATGCCTTGCTCATAAGTTTTCCTAGCAATAATTGATTGGGTGACGCTGTTTATTGAATCCTGATCCAATGCTCCATAAAGCTGATTTACATCATCCATTGTTAGATTGGTATCCAACTTAGACTTTGCTAGAGCATTATTTACTCCGCTCAATGATTTAACCATCCTATCTCCAGAATCACCCCACAAAGAACGGACAACCCCAACATCAAAATTAACCCTAGATGGCAGGTAACCAGTTCCAAGTGTTTTTTCGATGTATGCTTGTTGAAGTCCAAATATGGTCTTGTCGACTGCTTGTTTTTGCTCGGGAGTAGTAGCGTACTGCTTCAATGAGCTAACAACACGATTAATTGTGGTTGGTTCCTTTAGGACAAGATCAACTACATCGTATGGAGTTTTAACCTGCTCTCCAAGAACTTCTTTTAGTATTTGCCCCGGCGTGCCGCGCTCAAATGACATTCTAGCATCATAATTTGCAATTGCTTTTTTGCGTAAATCTGAAAGGCCAGCATTATCGTAAAGATTATCCCTCCATTCTGATAGTTTATTTGAAACTTCAGAAGCAACCTCCGCTTGAGTTCCAGCACCAGCAACTTGCCCGGGAGCAGGAGCGGCATCTTTAATGATTCTTATGTATGTATCCAACTCATTTGCGCTAATTGGGCCAGTTGTCTGAATCAATTCTTCATATGCAGATTTTTGACTCGGAGATAATTGCCCTCCTTTATCAATAATTCTCTGCAATGCTGACAACCTTTTCTCTCCGAGTACTCTTTGCGTTAGTGCAGATTCAACTTTTTTAACTGCTGGATTTTCTTTTGGATACGACTCGGTTCTAAACTGCCTAATCAATGATCGCAATGCATTTGGGTCTGTGGATAAACCAGCAGAATCAGCTGCTTTATACAATTCATCATATGAATCATTTTTTATGCTAACAGCTTTTTGCTCAAACTCACCAATAAGCGATGTTAACCCATTCCCCAGTTCAGTTTTGTTAAATTCTGACTTTTTTAACCGGGAAATCTTGTCGTCCAAGTAACCCTCAATAACTTTTTTGGGTTGTCTTGTTTCAAATGAAAGCAAATCTACCAAATCAGACCTTTGCTTCAAAACATCAGAAGCTGTTTGAGTAAGTGCAGTTGGTTCACCCGGAATTTCACCCAAAAACTTTTCCCACTCTCCAGCTAGTGCCTCCTGCGTTCTACGCATCTTCCTTGAGAATCCTTTCTCTGGAGACATGCCAGCAAGAATTCTTTCCCCTGCCACAGCGCGAGGGCCGAACTCAATTGTTTTTGGTAAGGATACTTTTGCGGCTTCAGACGCGGACATCCTTGACGTCAACACATCCTTCGCTCTAGTAAGTTCATTAGCGTATCTATTGAACATATCCTCGCCAATCCTTCTTGATAAAAACTTAGCTGTCCCTGCTGTAGCAAGGTCAATTGGGTACGTTAATGCCGCTTCAGTTAACCTTTGTCCAGCAACTCTTTTTGGAGTTACCTCAACACCAGCAAGGTATTGCATCAGCATGTCTTGAGTTGCTCCGACACCAGCATAAGCACCACTAGCAGCAAGTGGGCTGCCTGTTTTACTTATGGTTATTGCACCAGCAATTGTTGGAGCAACCTCGGTTCCAAGTGAAAGTGTATCAGTAGGTTCCACATCTCCCTTGCCTGACAGTAAGAATGATCCATCACTCCTACGCACCACAAACCTATCTTTCCCATCAAGATTTATGTCGAAAAGGTTTTCTCCTCCATACTTCTTAACGAGATACTCAAGTTTTGATTCTGGTTGGTTTAATGCAGCCAACTTGATCTTGTCTTCAGCAGGTAAACCAGAAGTATCAACTTTTTGTGGGTCAACACCAAGATAAACTCCAATGTCGCGTTTTAAGTTTTTCTCCTGTTTTTGTTTTGAAGCAACACTCTTTGATGGCATTGCGGGTGCGTACTTTGATGGTGCAAAGTAGCTTTTTTCTTTATAATCGCCACGAGCAAGTGATTCCGCAGCACTTGTTGTTTGTGACAACTCTTGCTCAGCGACTTGATCTTGTCGTGTATCGAGCCTTACTTGGATTCTTTCTGCTTCAGCAAGAAGTTGCTCCCTTTTATCTAGATATTCTCTAGCCAGATCATTTTGTCCAGTTTCAACTGCCGTCTGCGTGAAAATAGAATATTCCCCAAGAAGATCATTGATTTCTTGAAGCTCTTCTTGCGGAGTTTTTTTCTTTGCGGATGTAGCGTCCACTTTAATTTTTACTTGCTTTTAAGTTTTGCTCTATCGGCCTCAAGTTGCTTTCTAGCTTCATCTAGATTGAAAGATGGCCGCGTCTCTTCTGCAACTTGGCCATCTTCTGAGACACCAAATGCTTTAAGAATTGAATTGTCGTTTTTGATTGCTCTAATCCGTCTTTGGATTTGATATGGATTCTCTCCCTTCTCTTGTCCTTCAAGGATTGCGTCAGCAATTTTATCTTCTTTCTTTGCAGCCTCGCGCAAAAACATTACAAGTTGCCTGTTTGTTTTTTCATCAAGGCCAATGCCCGGTGAAATTCTATTAGTAAAGAATTCCATTTCTGCATTTGAGATCGCACCTTTTGTTTTTTGGACATATCCAAGTGCAACGTTACCACTCAATGCTCTAAATTCTTCTTGAGTTGCAACATCTGGTGCTTGGAATCCAAGGTCAGCAGCAAATTGTTTGATTGGCAAAACCAATGACTCAAACCTTCCTGTCTTTAGGTTTTGATCCAAAAGATTCCCCATTCTATTTACTTGTGGCAACAAGTCAGAAGCTGATTCTGCTTGTGCTCTCCTTTCATTCAGAATCGTGTATTGTGCCTCAAGTTCTTTTTGTTTTGCGTTTTCTTCTGGTGATGCGTATGTTCTAGGTGATACTTCTTTTAATTCTCCTGAAGAACTTATTTGGAAAACACTTGGGCTTGGCCGACCATCCAACATGGCAGCTTCTTCTTCTTCAGTTAGAGTCTTGAAGGTAGCTCCTTTGCTTGGTGATGACTTGCTAGCTTGAGAAAACAACATTCCTACATCATTTGAAAGTGCTACAAATGTTGTTGGATCTTGGTTTTTGATGGCATTAGCCAAATTTTCCCTGTAAATCTTTGCATCATCACCGAAGCCACGACTTTCAAGCAATGAAAGCCTTGACTCAATCTTGCTTACCTCAGATCGAATGTTGCTGTTTGGGGAAAGTAAATCTACCAATTTCATTATTAGAAAATAATTTGTTGTCCAGCATTTGGAGTAGCAACTGATGCAGTACTTCCACCACCCATTGATGCACGCCTTGCGCGGGCTGCTTCTAATTGCTCGCGATCAACCATCATGTTGAAAGAGTTTCTAATTAAGCCTTCAGCATTTTGTGCAATACTGGCTTGCTCAAACAATGACAAACTTGGATCATTCATTTGAGTTAACACAGATTGCGCTTGCTCTTTGAATCCCGGCATAGAATCTCCAACCAAGTTAATCGCGCTCTGAATCTGCATTTCTGCTGACTTTTTGGTAGCATTTAGTGATTGGTTTTCTTTTTTCTTTTGCTGATATTGATCTATCAACCCAGAAACAACTTGAAATGGTGCTGCTCCTGCTGCTCCACCTGCTGCTGCTGCTCCAGAATAGTCTGGTGTTCTGTATCCAGACGTAGGTACTTGTCCTGCTACTAGTGCCATAATTTTAAACGTATCTATAGTTAACCATTCCTGCTGGTGACATCCCCGACATCATGCCAGAACCTCCGCCACCACCAATCATGCTACCCAATCCTGACAATCCAAGCGATAGTCCACCAGTAAATGGGGCTGCTGCAATACCAATTAGGTTCCCAATCATTCCTGCTCTTGTTTGTTTTGCTTGCATGTCGGCTTGGTATTGAGCCATATTCCGCGCATCAAGCGCACCAGCACGCTCACGGGCTAGGTTGAGTGGCAGGTTGTAGTCTAGTTGCGGCCCAAGCGATTGACCAAGTTCAAGACCAGTCAATCCAAGCCTCGTTCCTGCCTCATATGACGCTGGGGTGGCTCCAAGCATACGGAGTCCCGGTTGCGTGTAGAAAGAAGATGCAGCCTCAAATGAACGTCCTCTTGCTCCTGCTGCTTCTGCGCGCTTGGCTGCCAAAACATTTTCTCGATTCAAAACCTCTGCTGCCACAGATCCAGTAGACCCAAGCATACCCCTTGCACCGAATGACTCACGAGCGCGTTGCTCGGCTCCTCGTTGTTCTTCTGGAGTAAGCCCACGTGCTGCTTGTGTTGCCCTTTCAGCCTCGGCGGCTTCCATTTCCACAATTCTTTGTTGTTCTGGAGATAGCGTACCAGCAAGCGTCCTAAACAACCCAGTCTGGCCAGTCATCGTGCCAAGTTCCTGCGCTCGCAGATCGGCCATTTGTTGCGCTGCACCAGTTCCAGCTTCTCGTTGAAGGCCAAGAACTCCACCTAATGCTTCACCACCAAATCCAAATGCTTGCTGCAAAAACTGCGGGGTGTATTGACCTTGCATCCCCAAAAACATTGGTAATGCTTGGCCGTAATACCCAGACACTCCTGCTAATTGCTGTTGTGTAACGCTAGGTTTGCCCTTTTTGCCGGGAGCAAAAATATCAGTAGGCGTAGGATATGATGGAGCACTGCCGCCGCCGAAAAAATCTTTAAGAAATCCCATAATCTTATTCTATTTATTTAGTGAAACAAATAACACAATAGTGTCACCTGTATTGGTTGTAAACGTTTGCTGTGTAGTCATGGTATGCCTTGGCTATGTGTTGGTTCACGGAGCAAGCTCAGTAAGCGTTAACGTGGAAATTGTTCTAAAGGAATAGTCTCCAGCATCTGTATCGGAATTAGATCTATTTATGTATCCAGTTATTGGTGAATACACTTTTGCTTGTATTTTGTATGTAACAGTTGATGCAGATCCCGGAGACGAATCAATAAAGTCAATAACACTGCTCTCGTTACTGTGCGACCCATTGTAACCACCATTTGAAGTTGCCCTCAATCTATTCCCAGAAGCATCTCCTGTTGCAGCATCAATTACTGTACTATCTCTAACAATTCTCAAAGCAACCCCGTGATTGCCATTGTTTGATGAAGAACTTACATTTGCCTGTACCCTTACTTTTCCAGAAGCAGAAGCAATAGCCCTTGTAAGAGTCAAACTCAAATTAGTAATATCCGTCCAAGAGGTTGTCGTTGATGTGATTGTTTGGGTATCAGTTTTTACAGCTTGAACAACTTGAATCGGGAAATTGGATGGCAAACTTAATTTCGCAAATGTTACACTAGAATCAGCAATCTTTGCGGTGGTTACAGCACTATTGTCAATTGTTGCAACTCCAGCCGAAACAGTGAAATCTCCAAAATCTGAATTGGAAAGTTTGGCTGGAGTTACATTTGCGTCTGCAATTTTTGCAGTAGTTACTGCGCTATTTGCGATTTGACCCGTGTTTACTGTCTTAACCGCAAGTTGACCACCGCCAGTTACCTGAAGCGTAACATCATCAGTAGTGCCAGAACTGCCAGCAACAAACGCCGCAGAATCTACTAGATTATTAAGCCTTGTGCTTGTAACCTGTTCTCCGTCAGCAAACGTAGTTCCTTTAGTTAGGATAGCCATAATTAGAATTGTGAAATGGTTTGTCGATTCGTGACTGTAGCATCAACTGAGATTGAGTTGATTTTGGGTCGCCCAATTCCCTGTGATCCTGACAGGTTTGGCAAAATTGTCAATTGACCATAGAATCCACGGGTATTTCCTATACGCATCCGCAAACTAGCTGTTTCATTAGGTGGTAAATCTTGACCGATTAGCGTGTTGATTTGGCCAATCTGATACTTGTCAGCGTCTGGATCTTCAGTCGAAAACTGGAATACAGCATCCGTGTTTTGATCGTTTGCCTGACATTGAACTTGAGCCACGGAGAACCTTTTGCGGTCATATGTTCCAAGGGTATACCCCCTAGTCTGAAGCTCATACAAAACATTGTATGCTGTAGAGCCTCCAAGTGGGTCCAAAGACGCGCTGTCTATGGGTGTATCGTTGGCATTTGCCTCATGGATGCCGCCTTGGTCGTTGACGTAGAATAGAGAGTTTCTAGCACCAACCTTCCCGTAGTGCATGTTGATAATATTGAATTGTCCATTGGCGAATGTATCCACGGATTCCCACGCTTTATTGAGCGTATTGAAAATCAAAACTGTGTTATTGCCATTTGCATCATTAGCACCAACTTCAGAATCCAGCGGAACCGCAATGTAATAACGATTATCGTAGAATGCAGCCACTGCGTTATCAGCTAAAGACTTATTGATTCGATCAATAAACGGCTGAATGCTTTTGGATAGTGGCTCACCAGTGCCCCGAAGATTGTAATCATTGAGGAACTCGACTGCGTAAACACCATTGTCAGACAAGAAAAACACTTGGTTGGCAAACCCAACAATTGATTTTCTAGCCAAGCAACCAACCTCACTGGTTAATTCCGTGACAACCGTATCCTCAAGGCTTCCTTGAGTTCCCTTGACTAAGTGGATGCTGTTCCTATTGAACACAATAAGGTTATCGTCGTAGAACGAGTGGAATCCAACAGTGAAGTCGGCAATACCTGCGGTGATGCGGAACTGGCTGAAGATTTGATCGTAGGTGTCACCATCGAGAATGTCAGACGCAAGGATCTGGTCACGCTCAACCCGATCTGTGTAGGTCGGAGAGGCCGCTGTGCCACCAACATCGTACCAGAACGGAACCCACAAGCGTCTCTGGAAGTAGCTTCCCCAAGGAGGTGCTGGCATATGGGTAAACCCACCACCAACAGAGAATCTGCCACCAAACTCAAATACATCAGATGATGATGTATTGTAGTCACCTACTGGAGCATACCAAGTTATTGTTGTTGCATTTGCTGATATGACTTGGAAGCTTTTACCCTCCATTGATGCCAGACCGGAAGTGGTGGTTTCATAAATTGTAACAAAATCACCAGCTTTGATTGTTGTATTGCCAGTTACTGTAGCTGTTACCAGACCACTAACAACATCAACATCCTTGGCCTGAATACTAAATGTTTGTGGCTGAGTATACGTTCCACCAATAACCTTGGTAAACCCGGAGGCTTTCATTACTGCATTGGTTACACCCAGTGCTCCAGTTCCACCGCCGGGCGCAGCATTGAACACAAACACGTCAGCACTTGTAACGCTAGCAACAGTGTAGAAGCCATCGCTTGGAGCGTACGTCCCAGTAAGCCCAGATATGTAAATTTGGTCTCCAGCGGTAAGCCCATGTGCCTTAATTGTGATGGTTACAGGAAATGGGAAACCGCTTGTCAATCTTTCGGCAGCCTCAATTGGCCTGCCTTGTGGAATCCACTCCCAAGCCTGATTCTTCCCACTGCGGAAAAGGTAGACCTTATCAAATGCCTGTATCATGTTCACTTCACCAGACACAATGGAACCACTTGGATAAGGTATGTTTGCTACTGAATATGTTCCAAGATTAACCTTCTTTGCAACTAGTCCTGTGGCAAGAATAATGCTTTCGTCATTGTTGCTTGTTGGATCGCTAAACAAACAAGATCCCAAAATGGATGTTACAGCATCATCATCAATCTGTGAATTGATGTACCCATAAGTTCCATTGACTGTTAGAGTGGGGTTGTCAGCAATTGTGTAAGAAAATGTAAGTGTTGTGGCTGATGCAACAGTCATTTGGTAGGAACCAGCCTTAATCCCTGTGATCGGTTCCGTTGTGACCTGAACATTACCAAGCGTTGCGTATGCTGTACCAGTGAGGCCATGTGGTAGTGTAAATGTTAGAGTTACAACATTACTTGAACTTGCCGCGCTGGAAATTACCTTGTTTGAGTTAATCAAGAAGAATGGCAATCTCAACGGTGAACCGCTGGAGGCCAACGCACCACTACGCAGGGCAATCCCTTTTCGTGGTTGCCAATACCCATCCATGCGACCATTCTTGGACAACACCACCTCCCCAGCTTGCAACTGATTAGGCTGCAACCGCTGGTTCATACCAACAAACCCCGGGTCACCATCCGTTAGGATGTTGTCGTCAAGTCCCCCAAATGAACGGTATGCTGGCATGTTAAATAATTACAAAAACAGAACAATCAATTGGATTGATTCCGGGTTGATTGGCTTGGTCTGTATCATAACAAAGAATTTGAATTACTGAACTTGTTTTTTTAACTGGACCACTGGTAGATGTCCATCTTGGAACGATCAATACATTTCCATTTAACGGGTTACTTTGAACCCCGGAGCCAGTAATACAATAATTAGTTGATGGCATTTCAGAGTTAAAGCTTATTTCAAAAATCCCTTCAGTTATTCTTTTGACGCTGGAAACGTTACCTGAAGACTTGATCAAAACATTTGAGTTATTCGTTGACGCGCCACTGTCATCTTCATTCCTTGTCCCATTGAACTGAACGTATGCCCTAATTCCAAATAATGGAGCAGATCCAGTCTGTGACCCGAAACCTAATGTAGTGCGTTGCGACGCTGCATCTACATCATCTATCAGGGCTCTTCCAGCAGCCGTACAGGTGATTTCCTCAATGTCACCAGAACCGGAACTTGATCTGCCGAGAATCCTATCTGTAGAAGTTACATCTTGAATTTTTGCATACGTTACAGAGTTTGATGCAATGGTTGTTGTACCACTGCCAGCAGATGCCGTTACGTCTCCAGTTAATGCACCACGCTGTATACCCCCAGAACCAGTAAACTCTAAACCACCACCAACAGTTAGTTGCTCAACATCCCCAGAACCGCTGCTGTCTCTACCAAGAAGTCTGTCAGACGTTATGTTCTGTATCTTGCCTAAAGTTACTGAATCATTGTCGATAGTCCAGACAGTTCCAGAACTACTTACAGTGATGTCGCCATAGTCCCCATCACCGGGGACACCTCCGCTTGCACCAGTAGATGCAATTGTGATTCCACCAGACGTATTGGTTACAGTAACATTAGCTCCAGCCGTAATCGTTGACTTGCTGAACCCCGAGCCATTGCCGATAAGCAACTGACCATTGGAGGCCGACTCTAGCTTGTCCGCGCTAATCTGACCATCCTCAATGTTGTCACCCTTAACCTTGGTTT